GCCAGCATCCAAAGCGAGTACGAGCATGAAATCTTTCCGGTGATTTCCAGCTACCTCAACTAAGGTGCTACACTACTGAGGTAGTTCAGGCGCCACCCATGCCTAAGCTTGTTTCCTACAGCTACAAACGCGACTCTGATCTCCTAGAGATCCACGCCATCGTCGAAGACGCTGTTCAGGTTGCTCCAGCGACTGCTACGGAGCCACCACAGTTTGGTTCCGCCCTTTGTAAGGCGGTACTACTCTGGTACGAACCGCTCAGCCATGCCAACGCTCCAACAAGTGAAGAAATTGAGCGTTTGCTCTGTTGGATTCCAAGGAACGACTGGTACGCAATTCCTCCTATCTTCTCAGATGATGAGTGACGCAATCAATCCTAGTCACTACCAAAGTGGTGACATTGAGTGCATCGATGCCATCAAAGCGCAGATGACACAAGATGAATTTCTTGGTTATCTGCGCGGCAACAGCATAAAGTACCTGTGGCGCTATCGCCAAAAGAATGGCGCCGAAGACCTACGTAAAGCTCAGTGGTACTTAAACCGACTTATCACTGAATTTGAACTGGACCCTTTCTACGACCCACTTGCTTAAAACAATGTCAACTCACCCACTTGACCACATCAAAATGAAAAATGCGCCTGCATATATGCAGTCCGAAGTCCAGGATTACAACCTTAAAAAGGCAGAAGAGTTCGATCGTTATGGCTCTATAGCGAACTCAGTTGATGCCGCTATGGCTTGGGAACACACGGTGTGGAATGCACGCACGGAAGCAGACTGGTCCTGTGATGAGGGCGGCTGGTACGCTCCAGATGGAACCCATGAGTCCGATTGGGACGGTGAGTTCCCCGAAGAAAAGCACGCCTGACTTTTATGTCTGAATACAAGGTTCTTTTTGGCGTCGAGCATCTCGGCGCTTTAGCTTCGTCTACCTCTATTGCGTTTGATACAGAGACGCTCCAGCTGCAACCAGAGATTGGCAAACTGCGTCTCATTCAGCTTGGTTGCAGCGATACAGAGACAATTGTTGTTATTGACTGCTTTGATTTGGATGAAGATGACTGGGAAAAAGTATCCGATTTCTTTGATGTAGATAGGCGGTGGTTAGCGCACAATGCTGTCTTTGATTTAGGTTGGTTACAGGAGCATGGGATACGTCCCAGGGGGCAACTGTTTTGCACAATGTTGGCCAGCAAATTGTTATCTAATGGGCTGCCTAATGTAAAACATGGCCTTGTACATGTGGCTAAAAGGTATCTACGAATTGACTTAGATAAAGAGCAGCAAAAGTCTGACTGGGGCGCTACAGACCTTAGTGAGGAGCAGCTTGTCTATGCGGCTAAGGATGTCGAGGTGCTCTTGCGCCTGGATGTTGTCCTGCAGCAGATGCTGGCAAAGACCGGATTGGCTGCGGCAACAAGCCTAGAGTGCAGAGCGCTTCCGGCTATGGCACAGATGTGGCGTACCGGACTTCCATGGAACATTCCTGCTCTTGAACAGTTACGTGATGACTACCAGTTCACAATTGATGCGCTCAGTCGAGAATTTTTACGGGAGTTGGATACAGCGCTCCCTGAAGGCGAAAAACTCCCCAGAGAAGTGCCAAACGTTAAAAGACTCTCGTACCTTCGAGACCGTCTCACCGAAATGGGCCACGACGATGATGTCCGTGAACGCTGGTATGCAGAAATTGAAGACATCGAAAGAGCGGAAACGTTCAACCTCCGGCCAAAAGCTTCTGGTTCTTTTCGCCTTGGCACCAAGCAAGACGCGGGCTTTAACATAAATAGCCCTAAGCAATTGTTACAAAAGTTTACCGCCCTGTTGGGTGAGCCGCCTGTCGACGCCAAAACAGGCAAACCTAGTGCATCTAAAGCAGCGCTCCAGGAGTATGCGGCTGATCACCATGTCATTCAAACGTATTTGGCATGGAAAAAGGCGGAGAAACGCCGCCAAATGGTTGAAGCAATCCTCGAAAAAGCAGACGAAAATGGTTTTGTTCGTGCCAGCTATCTGCAGCTTGGAGCGGAGTCGGGTCGTATGTCTTGCATCAAACCCAATAACCAGCAGATTCCTCGTGATACGGAGTTTCGTCAGTGCGTTGAAGCTCCTGATGGTTATCTGCTTGTTGACGCGGATTTTGGTCAGATGGAATTACGACTCGCTGCGGCAGTGGCTAAAGACGAAAGGATGACCAAAGCGTTCCAGGGTGGGGAAGACCTTCACACTGTTACTGCTGAGGCCATTGGGTGCTCTAGGCAGATTGCAAAGTCCGCAAACTTTGGCCTTTTATATGGGTCTGGCGCTAAAGGGCTACGAAATTACGCTGGTGCGTCTGGCATCACCATGACTGTTGAAGAGGCTGCTCAAATTAGGGAGCAGTGGTTGGATACGTACCAGGGGATTAGGGCGTGGCAGCGGTCAAATGCAGATACTGCTCGAAAGACTGAGGGGGACAGGTTTGCGGAGATTCGCATCCCTGGTTCGCGGATGCGGCGTTTCCTACCCGGTGACATGAATCGCTTGACTGTGCGGTGTAACACCCCGATTCAAGGCGCTGGTGCGGCGATCCTCAAGTGTGCGCTGGGTAATCTATGGCCCGTTATTGAGGCCGCAGGGGAGTTAGAGGTCAGGATTGCAGCCTGCGTACACGACGAAATTTTGTTGCTAGTTAAAGAGGACAAGGCCCAGTATTGGGCTGAACAGCTAAAACGGATAATGGAATCCGCTGAGGCCAAGTGGCTGGGTGAAATCCCTCCGCTTGCTGAACCTTCAGTGGGTAAACGGTGGTCTGAAATTCACTGATGGCTAAGAACGAGCATCGCAGCTACACCGGAGCGGATAACGGTAGGGCCAAACTCACCGACGATTTGGTCCGCGAGATTCGGGAAAGATACGCCTTGGGGGCGAGTGTCACAGCACTGATTGATGCCTACGGTTTATCTCGCGTCGCTGTGGAGAACGTCGTTAAGTATCGCTCTTGGAGGCATGTGGTCTGATGGTCAGCGTTTACCGCACCAATGAGGGATGGGCGTATCACGTTCCAGCAAAAACAGGCTATTACAATAGTCTTGGAGAGGTGATGGACGCTGCCTATGCAGCCGAAAACAGGCCGGCAGATCATCATGCAATTCCTCAACTACGAGATCGCCCGTGCCACAACTGCCGATTTGCAGCGGGCGGCTAACTTCCTGGAACGTGCCAGGGAGGTTAGGAGTGGTTGTCGCCAGCAACGTACAGAATCGCGACAAAAACAGAAGAGTGGCTGGCGCAAGCATGTAGACGATTCAATCAACTGGTAACACATTGCTAGAATAGTACAAAGTTGTTGTGTGCTACATGGCGATTCGCCACGGTAATAAGACATATCTGCAAATTCTTTTGGACCCTAATCGCGCAGAGCTACTTAAGGAGGTGGCGGAGACTAAGGGTATGCGCCCCACGGCTTGGATTCGGGATACCGTGTACAAAATGCTGGAATTGCACGTTCCACCGGATGTCTATAAGGCAGCGGCTTCTAAAGATGAGGCGGCATGGCAGGCGTCCGTCAGGAAACGTGTCGAAGGTCGGTTGAAATCCCGAAAACAATCGGGAGACTCAAGAGACTCTGGTGACATCTGAGTTAAAGGGTGATAACTTAACGCCGTGGTCAACAAACACCCATGCCACGGTACGCACTCTCTATTACACGCCCAGAGGTAGAACCGCTTTACCTTGCTGCTTCTTATGAGCAGACAGGTAGCGGTGTTCTCATCACTGACAAATCCGAAGACGCCTGCTCCTATGTAACTATTGAACAAGCGTGCGCCGTAGCATACGCGCTACGGCACACATTTGAGTCCGTCCCCAATGTCATTGAAGTGGAGTATTGATTGGTGGACGGATTTAGCCAATACATCAAAGACATTCTTAGGTATCCGCTCCTAAGTAAGCAGCAAGAAATCCTGCTGGCACGTCAAGTTCAGGATTGGGTCACAGCAGAAAAGCCCACGCTAAGACAGCAAAAAGCTGGTCAGCGGGCGTACCACAAGCTAATTAACTGCAACCTTCGTTTGGTGGTGTCTATCGCTAAGCGATATACGCCCCATGCACGACGGACTGAAATTTTCGACATTGTGCAGGAGGGCAACATGGGTCTTGCCCATGGCATTAAAAAGTTCGATCCAGAGCGTGGCTACGCCCTGTCCACTTACGTCTACTGGTGGATTAGGCAGTCCATTACTCGCTACCTCAGTTGCCACGACAGGATGATTCGTCTTCCGTCCCACGCGGTGGAGATGATGTCTAAGTTGCGATCGTGGAAACCAAAGTTTTACGCGGCGCACGGCAGGTATCCCACGCTTGAGGAATGCGCAGAACACTGCAAAACCAACCCTGAGCGACTAAGGGATTACTTAGAGCGGTCTGAGGATTCCATGAGCCTGGATCGTGTTATCAACGGCACCGATGGGGATGTCACCCTGATGGATAGCATCACCGATGGTGAGCATCCAATGGACAAACTTGACATGCTCCTCTCTGCTGATGAAGTGTTCGACATGCTTAATCGGCTAAGCGAGATAGACCGTAAAATTGTGGTCAAAATCTTTGGCCTTGATGGCAGGGAACCCGAGACATATATGAAAGTCTCAAAGGATCTTGGCATTTCTAGGGAACGCGCCAGGCAAAGGTGCCAGAGGGCGTTAAACACGATGCGGGTCATGGCCAACCAGAACCCTTTGATGTCGCGATGATGAAATGTCCTCAATGCGGCTCCCTTGTCAGTAGGGTGATATTTAGTCGGAGGGCCGTTGTAGGTAAGCATGTCGTAAGGCGTAGGGCCTGCAATGCCTGCACACATCGCTGGTATTCGATCCAGCCTCCTGAGGAGCTTGTTAGTAAATACCAGCTCGTTTGGAAAAGATCGGATGGCAAACCCTGTTACCTAAAGGAGGTCAAAGACCGTGAACAAAGTTGAATTGGTATGGGCCACACCCGATGCCGAGAAGCTTGTTGTCAAAATGGCTCGCGTAAGTAATCCGGCTAACGAAGATAACTGGAGCACCGGCCCAAGTCTTCTGCGTTACCTCATGAAACACAAGCATTGGTCGCCATTTGAAATGGTGAATATGTGCGTAAAGATTGAAACAGAACGTGACATTGCGGCTCAAATTCTCAGGCACCGCTCTTTCTCGTTCCAGGAATTTTCAACTCGTTACAGCAGGACAAAGCCTGCGGAGATGCCGGTCTTTCGTAGACAAGATAAGAAAAACCGTCAAAATAGTTTTGACGACATACATCCCACGCACCAGCAGGATTTGCAGATTGCGGCGGGAAGGGTAATTAGTGATGCTTTCTTGCTCTATGAGTCATTGCTGGAGCGCGGTGTGGCAAAGGAAACTGCGCGGCGAATTCTCCCGCTCTGTACTCCGACGACAATGTACATGCAGGGCACGGTTCGCAGCTGGCTGCACTACATCAACCTACGGACTATGGAAGACACGCAACTTGAACACCGATTCATTGCAGAGCAGTGTAAAAAAATCTTTTCCAGATGCTTCCCAGAAATAGCAGACGCAGCCTTTAAGTCGGGGCAGGCATGAGCAAAATTCCTTTTCTAAATTGGCTGGAGCGTTGGGCGTTGTGGGTTCTTGTCCGCAGTTCTAATGTCGGTATGGTTGCCGTTAAGCAAATGGACGGACCACTGCTTTTTATCGCTAATTCGCCGTTTGATGAAGCCCCCATAAATGGGTCTAACGCTATGGCGGATCAATTAGAACGGATATATCGCAGTTCTGCCAGCGATGAAACGTACCAAGGGCCGGATTGAGGAGTTCCCTAACGGTATCTATCGGGTATGTTCGCCTGGAGGTGGCATGTGTATCGACTGCACAAGTCACCGAAGGGCGCAATCAATTGAACGGATCTGGTTTCCCACTGAGGATGGCTAAGGCTCGCTTGTAAAATATCGAGTCTGTCTTGCCCGCTTCTTCCAAAACCTGCTTTACTTTTTTCCAGTTCAAAAAGGTGTGTCTATCCATGAGACTCATGAGTCTTACCCCGTTACGTTACTCCCGATCCAGTCCTCTATTGCTGCTTCTCTGGCTTCGTTCCAGTAGTCGCGTCCTCGGTACCATTCGCGCCAGGGGTGGGCTGATTTGTGTGAGTTGCAGTTAAAGCAGCAGGCCACAATGTTGGACTCGTGGGTCGCACCACCTTTTACTTTTGGGTGGACGTGATCTAGTGTGGCGTTCTTTCCTAGTGGTTCGGAGCAGTAAGCGCAGCAGTAGTTCCAGGCGCTTAAAATCTTTTCGCGAAACCGCACCTTTGCGACTTTTCGTGTGACAAGTCTCGTCTCGTCGATTTGGTGATCCACAATCACCTCGCGCTAAGCAACACCAAACGGTCTGACTTGCGGCTGTATCTATTTTAACGGTCTCAGTCTTACCTACTCCACAAAGCACCCTCGGCCTTTCTTCTGCGTAGCAGTCCCGCTTCAAAGTGCGTTCCAGGGTTTCTGTAGAGCAGCATGGCACTGGGTACGTGTTTCCACTCTTTTGAGGCAAGCACGCCGCTGATGGTTTTGAAGTTGCTGGAACCGTAGAAGTAAGCGCCCAAATTGAAGGCGAATGAAATTAACGCGGATTTTTGGTTTACGTTCATTTGTTCCCAGTAAGGAACGGACTCTCTAAGCTTTTCGGCTGTGCGGTCTATTTCCATTAACAGCATTTCCTCGGCACGCTTTTGAGAGATACTGTCGCCTAGTTTTACCCTGGTGCCGCCTGGGTAGCGCGTGTTGCCGTACCCAATCGTTGGTACTCCGGCTGGGCAGAGATAGGCGTTTAGGTGGCAGCCCTCAAATTCTTTGATGATTTGCACCGCAGGGCCGTAGTCTTTGCTCTGTACCGCTGATGACCATGTACCGTACCACTCTTGGTTGCGGTCGAAAACCTCAGGAGCGGCCTTTAAAATTTGAGCCTCAAGCTCCTGCAACGCCGCATTTTGGTGGGGTAATGCGCGGTAGTACCGGAAAAGATCAGTTAGGCGGATCGGTTTGCGAGTCATGCCATGGTGCGCGAATGTGCAAGTCGTCAAGACGAATTGGCGGCAAAGTCGCAGGAGGTTGCGACTTATGCCACTCCTCTTCCGCTATGTCTAGCTTGTGCTTGAGTGTGGCGTGGAACTTGCGTTTTGCGATGGTGCGTTCCACGGCAACCCAAGGAGATTGCGTGCTAAATAGTGCCAGAAAGTACCCGTCTGGTGGGATCAGCCCTTTTTTGGCTTGATGGAGCGCAGTGCAGTGAAGAACAGCTGGATTACGGAATTGTCCTTAAGCTTGCTCATGCCGATTAGTTCCGAGGCTGCGGCGATTACGACCCAGAAAGCTGGGTGGGCAAGAATTTGTTCGAGGTGCATGATTAGATCCTGCAGTTTCCTTAATGCTAATGCTGCCTGTCCAGTCTGCTTTCAATAGAAGCAAGCCTTGTATCGTGGTTGTTTAATTTTGAGTACATCTCTCGCCTGTCTTCTTTCATGTCTTGATGTAACTCTTCAAGCTTTCCAGCAATGCTTTCTACTGCCATCGTTAGACGTATGACGGCAGACTCGTTTTCCCTATTTCTGCGGCTAAAGCCTGTTGCTGACATTCCAGCAATACCTATCGAGGCGCCAACAGCAGCTGCAACAATCTCAACCACCTTGCTGGCGCACCCATCAAGTTTATTTTAGTGGATCCGGCTTATCGCTCAAATTACTTTCCTTGTCCGCGTCGCATTTTCCTATTGTGACTAGGTTTTGAATGCTGACCGTTACCTTGACGGGTTTTTTTAGGCTTTCCCGAAATAAACGTTTGACCGTTAAGACTTTTGGGTTTAGCCATGCATTAGCTCCAGGGCATTCCTTTGGCTTTGGTTGGTGCTAGCTTTTCGGCAATGAGTTCATCAAGCTTTTCGTCGATTGACGTTACTTGCTCCTCGCCAAGCTGATTTTTGCACCATTCGATGCAAATCTCTTCAGTGAGGCTGGTGTAGGGAATAAGTTCTTCCTCTGGGGGTGCCTCAAACTCTAAAGAACCGTAGGCGCCTGACTGTTCACCATCCTTAAATCGAGTAACGCGGTAATGCACCGTATAAACGATTCCACTGTCAAGATGGCGTTCCATCTCTTCGACTTTCCACAAAGTGAAGGGAAAATCGATACCGGGTTGTGGGTCGGACATTGCAGAAGGGGTGATAGGAGCAGTTTAGGGTAAATAACGGCTGGCAACGCTTAAGAGTAATGGACGGAAGCCGTACCAAGGTCGATGTTGCCTACATCAAAAATAAACTGAACACCTCCCAGTTGACCTGTTCCGCTAGAAGGTTGTGTTTGAACGCCGTTACCATTCCAAGTACTTTGGTAAAGGCCGGTCGCAGGATTCACGGAAGCTGTAGCTTGGAAATCAACCATCCATTGCGTAGAAGTTGATCTTACAAAAGTCACCCTTCCGTAACGTGTACTGGTAGCCTGCCCCCAATCCAATTGAATGCCGTTGTCGGTAGCCCATTTCTTCGGAAAAATCGCGGTAGATGCGGGGCTAGTAGTGCCGTTGTATATAATCCCCGCAGCAAAACCAACCAATGATCCAGATGCAAAATAATTACTTGTTTGATCAATAGTTTTAATAATTAAATTCCCGTTAATATTATCACACGAAACATCAGAAAAATAAACATCAATCTTGGTTGCCCAGCTCAAGGCATCAGTGTCAAATGGAATGTTCTTGACTGTAACCAATGGACTTGAAACAAGAGATACACCTGCATCTCTTTCTGAACGGTTGACCCAGGTATTAGCCGCACCAGAGCCATTGCTTTGTGCAATTTGGTATTGTGTTCCGTAATTAGCGCCGTTAAAACCTAGTGGGGCGTTGCCTGTTTGTATGGAGCCAGTAGCAAGTATGTTCCCACCAACGTGTAGCTTTTCGGTTGGATTCGTTACGTTAATGCCTAAATCGCCTCCACTATCAAACCTCCCGTATTCAGAATTTACTCCGCCTCCTACACCGCGGAAAACAATGCCTCCATTGGAGGCATCGTTCCTTGAGTCCAAATATATCGCGCCAGTGTTGTAAATAACCTCCCCGTATGTATTGGCTGTACCGGAATCGGTATCTTCGAGCCTAAGCGCTGAGAAAGTGCTTTTAATGTGAATGGTGCGTACTGGAGAGGTTGTCCCAAGCCCGAAGTTGCCATTTGGGTTAAACCTTCCATATTCAGAATTTACTCCGCCTCCTAGACCACGGAAAACAATGGGTCCATTGGAGGCACCGTTCCTTGAGTCCACATATACCCCGC